TCCTGCCCACTACTTTTTAACTCTTACTGCCGGAAACGCATTGGATAGCAAGTCCATGCGCACCATTCGACCTGAATTGACAGGTATCGCCAGCATGACGATGTTGGAATCGGCTTCTTAGTAAAGTTCAACGAGAGGAGCTAAAAATGTTTGGATGGACAAAAGAGCCTGAATTTAAATTTAATCTTGGTGATAAGATTAGATATAAAATTACCAGCTTTGAAGGAATTGTTATTGGGCGTCATCAATGGATTAACAATTGCAATACATATTCTGTAAAACCTCAAACATTAAAAGATGGTGCTCCGCAAGAGGCATATTTTTTTGATGAGCCTCAAATTGATTTAGTAGAAGAAAAAGCTATCTCAGATATTAACAGAAAAACAGGCGGTCCTGAACGTAAAGTTTATCAACCAAATAGATTGTAATGCAATAATATAAATTAAAGTTCAACGAGAGGATTTCTCAAATGAATTTTTACGAAAAAATAGACTACAGTGCACTTTCAACCTATCTCACGTGTCCACGCAGGTTCTTGTTCCAATATGTAATGAATCTCAAACCTGCCGGACAATCCATTCATCTTGTGTTCGGATCATGCTGGCATTACGGCCTAGAAGCCACGTACAACATCTTAATTAAGGATTCTTCCCCATCTGTACTTGATGCAACTGAAATAGCTATCAAAGCATTCCACAAGCTCTGGAAGCTTGATGGCGAACCATTTTGGAAGAATGAAGATGCAATCTTTCCTAAGTCCCCTGGACATGCAGCCAATATGTACAAAGGCTATTGGGATCGCTTCCTTGTAAGTGATGTAAAAAATCGTTCAATCTTGGCTGTTGAAGCACCATTTTCCATCGACCTTTCTGTAAAGGGCTTGAAGCTGCCAAATTATATTGGCCGCATTGATCTTATCTTTTCCAGCGGTGAAAACGGAATCGATATTCTAGACCATAAAACAGCGAAAGCTATCTACTCTACGACACCACAAACTTTTGAAATGTCATTCCAGTCAGACGGTTACTTAACCGCTGGCAGAATTTTTTATGATAAAATTCCTACAATTACTTATCGTGTTGCTCTTTGTCAGAAAAGCAAGATTGACTTTGTTCCAATTACAATCAACAAACGCTCTGCTGCGATTGAACACTTCTTGTCTGATCTTTGTCATTATGCAGATGAGATTCAGCAAAACTTAAACCTGCTTGAAGAAGATAAGATTAACTGCCGGGAACGCTCGGATGTGCTGCAATCCTTCCATCGCAATCCAGGATACGCCTGCACTACGTTTAGCTCAGTTTGTCCTTATTATGATCTTTGTAGACTCCGAAATAATCCATTGCATTGGATGGAAAAAGCACCTCAAGGATTTATTCATTCCGAATGGGATCCAGAATTGCATGATGCAAAGACTAAACAGAGATTGAGTGAAGTTTAAGATTATTATCATTTAAAGGAGTTTTAAATGAACCCACAAGCATCTACAGTTCCAAATTTCAACAAAACAAAGCTAGTTGAGAAGAAACGATATTTTAACCTCAAATTTCTCTTGACCGGTAATTCAGGTAGTGGAAAAACCCACTTCACAGCAACCTACACTAAAGGGCCACTTCATTATTATATGTTTGATAAGGGAGGCGAAAAAACAATAGAGAAAATATCATCCAAACGGAACGACATTACAATTGATAACTTTTCCGCCGACTCTTTACTCTTTTCCGATTTTTGGCGAACATTCCAGGAAGATGAAAAGAATGGTTTGTTTCAATGGCTGAAGGAACAGTCAGGCATGTTAGTCCTGGACTCTTTAACTAACGCAAACAAGAAAGCAATCCACGAAATCGAAAAGAAGTCTGGAATTACTCCAAGTGGCATAGGTAAGAAGATCGACATGAAGATGGGCATGGCGCCTGCGCATTGGGGCCAATTATTGAATTGGATGAGTACTTTGGTAAGTTCACTCCAGGAATTACCTTGTGCAGTTGCAGTAACTGTCCATCTGCATACACTTATGAATTCTGACCAGGAAGTAGTTGCAAGGTATCCTGCAGTAAATGGACAGTTCAGGCAGTTATTGGCTGCTGATTTTGATGAGGCCTACTTATTGACGACACAAGGAACGAAACGGCAAATCTTCTTTACTGAAAAACTCGCATTCGAAGCAAAGTCTCGTGTGTTTGATATGCCAAAGGTTGAAGGAATATCAATGGATCAGTTGGCAGCAGCCTATCTGGCAGGCAAAACAGTTATTCCAGGAGGAAATATACAATGAAAGATCTTTTTGAATTTTTAGGAATTATTATTGCTGCTGTATTAATTGTAGCAATAATTATGCTTCCAACTATTTTTATTTGTGAGAAAACGGCATGTGATAATTATCAAGAAATAACAAATAGAAACACAAAGTATAAACTTTTTGGTGGCTGTTTTGTTGAATCATCAAGTGGTTGGGTAACTAAAGATGAATATGGACAGATAATTATTGCTAAAGAAGGACTATTAAATAAATAGTTATTCCACAATCCATCTCAGCTTAATTAAAGGAGTTTTAATTATGGAAAAGCAAATCGTGGAAATTAATGGTGTAAAGTTTGAAGTTGATATGAACAGTGCGAAGATTATTTCCGAATATAAAATCGGGGATAAAGTAAATGTTTTAATTAAAGAATATTCTGAGAAAATTGTATGTCCTGGCATCATCGTAGGCTTTGATAACTTCAAAGATTTGCCAACCATCACTGTTGCATACCTTAAAATCGGCTACAACGAAGCAACTATTAAGTTTGTATATTTTAATAGTGACTCAAAAGAAGTTGATATTGCTCCATGTAGAGAATCAGACCTGATCTTTAATAAGAGTGATGTTATTACCAAGATGGATCGTGAGATTGCCACAAAGGAGAAGGAAGTAGAAGATTTGATTCGGAAGAAAAATTATTTCTTGGACAACTTTACAAAGCATTTCGAATCTGCAATGGTAGTTAAGACTAACGAATAAAAAAGGAGAAAATAAAACACCTAAACTAAAACGAAAACTATCAATCAAACCAATCTTTGATCGAAGAATCGTTCTTTGGTCACGTAACAAAACCTATTTAAAGGAGTATTAATTATGTCTATGATTCCTAATCTGTCCGAAATTCCTGACAAAGCACCTGTTGAAGCTGGCGAATATGACTTGACCATCTCTAAGGTTAAAGAGACCAAGTCTCAGCGTACCGGAAGATATGGTTGTCAACTCATCATTAACGTCGACGGAGAAGATAACGCTTCAACTATCTTTCACACTCTCTGGTATGGAAATTACAAAGATTATCAGGGCGATGATGAGGAAAAGAATAACCTCATGTGGAGGATGGTTAAAGATTTCCTTCGCGCACTGGGACTTGATCCCGATCAGGAAACTGACGAATCTGATCTGGTTGGCCTCAATTTTACGGCTGAACTCAGTTTTAATGATGGCATGTCGACAGACGATGATGGCAATCCGATCAAGGTCGGCCAGCCCCGGAATGAAATTGCAAGAGTCGTTTAATTAATAAAAACTATGAGTGGAATAGGTAAACAGTCTGCTACCAGTAGAACCTGGCCGTGATGTCCCGCCGAGGCTGAGATTAAGTGATACGAAACTACAGACTATCCACTCATTTTAAACAAGGATAATTATGATCAAGTTTAATTCGATATTAGAGTCTAGTTACCACTTTCAGTTAACTAGGTTTGGCATTGCCGGAACAATGTCATTCTGAACGAGGCGTTGATGTGACGCCTACAAAAATGTCGAAATAAGCAAAACATGCTGTTCACTTATGAACGAACTGTTGAATGATTCGCAAGTAAGTGAACGGCATCTTTTTATTTTTATTTATCTTTACTAAGAATTAATCGGCTAAAATATTAATGTTTAGCAAAGATAAATATCCTTCTAAAGGAGCTTACCAATGGGATCTTTTGATACAGTTAATTTTTATTGTCCAGCTTGTGGATCATCAATTCATGTGCAATCAAAAGCTGATGAATGTAGAATGAAAGAATATGACCGTTCTGAAGTTCCATCAAGAATAGCTGTTGATCTATATGGTGAAAAAGTTACTTGTTTTGCTTGCAATGCTCTCTTAGAGGTTTCTAATAACATCGGAAAGTTTATTCCAATGTATTTAAATGTAATAACTTTTGGTGATTATGATGAATAAAGAGCAGCTCTTAAAAGAAATCTCCCAAGCAAACATGGCCTATGCTTCTGGCATACCATTCATGACAGATAGCGAATACGATCTGTTATGGCAACAACTTTATGCAATCGATCCACATAATAATATCCTCTACCATACTGCACAAGGACGGACTGCTCTTACGGGCAAAACCTGGCACAAGCACCCAATCTATGGAACGAACAAAGCATTTAATATGCTCGACCTTAAGCCATTCCTTACAAGGTTTGGCTCATACAAACTTCGGATCGAACCAAAATACGATGGCTGTGCAGCAGTTATAACACTCACAGACTCTGGAGTAAACATTACTCTTGAAGGTGACGGTAGATGTGGACGAGACATAACTCACTTAATGACATACATTACGTTTCCATTCCAGCTTAGGCACTTTCAACCAGTTGAAATTCTCATCCCATTGAATGAGTGGAATCCAGATTATGGAGCAAATCCAAGAAATGTAGTCGCTGGCTGGCTAGATCGCAAATATGACAAGCCTTCTGCCATGATGACAGCAATCCCCCATAATCATGGCAACCTCTTTGAAGAATACACCTACTCCGGTAGCTTAGAAGCTATGGGAGATTTTCTGCTTGAGACATATAACAAATGGTCGAAGATCTATCCGATGGATGGACTTATGATCAAAGTGGCGGATGAAAAAGTGCGACTGGTTGCAGGTAATAATGGCCAGACCAATAACTGGAGTATAGCCTGGAAGCCTCCAATCCAAGTTAAAGAAACAAAAGTTGTTAATATTGAATGGAATATAAGTAGGCTCGGTCGAGCAATTCCAACAGTCATTTATGAACCAATTGAACTTTGTGGCACTACCAATAACCGCGTAACAGGCAATAATGCAGCCTGGATAATAAATAAAGGAATCACATCTAATTCAATTATAACTGTAGGAAAAGCTGGAGAGATAATTCCTAAAATAATTAATGTTAAAGAACCCTCTGAACATGATGCACATGAACAACTTCCAGCTTTTTGCCCAAAATGTAATGATGTATTATCTTGGGATGGAGTACATCTTGTCTGTAATGGAAATAACTGCATAGCTAAACTCATTGTATCCATTGCTTATTTCTATTCTCAGAAAGGAATCAAAATCGACGGAGTAGGTGAAGGCATTATAGAAAAACTCCTTCAGAATGAAAAATGTTATTCAGTTCTTTCAACAAAGCCCTGGGCACTTCTCGATCCACTTAGCTATGACCTTGTGCCAGACATTATAAATACAATTGGCATAGCCATTTATAGTAATATCGCTGAGCAAGTATTTTCAATGAACAATCAATGCACAATGGCACATTTCGTAGCTGGCCTTGGCTTACCAGGATTAGCATATAAATCATCTTTGCGGCTTTGCCAATATTTAAAGACTGGTCAGATTAACATTCACATAACTGATAATGCTAAACGCAGCTTTGTTGAAGCAGCTACTATTTATACTGAAGCCATTAAAGAGATGAAAAACTTCTCCTTCGCCGCACTACCCAGTGAAGCGAAAGCAATTTATTGCATCACAGGATCATTAAGTCAGTCACGAGAAACTATGATCGAAATTTTGAACACTTACGGATATGAATTTTCATCTGGAGTAACGAGGGAAACAAACTACTTGGTCGTCGGAGATGATCCAGGCAGAACTAAGATAGAAAAGGCAACTCGTTACAACATCCCTCAGATAACTGAGGAACAACTTTTTAACTTATTACGGTGAACAAAATGCTCAAAGAAGAATGTAAAGTAACTGCACGAATAGACAAAGACTTGTACGAGCAAGTCCAGGAACACTTCCATCATGGACAACAAACAAAACTGTTTCGGCAAATATTCCTTTCGCTGAAAAGCATCATTAATGGTGGAAAACTGAATGAAGTTCTTGATTATATGTACAAGGGTAAGGCATTAACTTTGCCAGGAATTGAGGAATAGCCATGACCTTTAATGAATATCAAGCCTTGGCAAATTCAACTGACATTTATCCACCCGATAAAGCTCTTGATTGCCATATTCTTGGACTTACTAATGAAGCTGGCGAAGTAGCAGGCAAGCTCAAAAAGATTTATCGTGACAAAGATGGACTTATTTCACCAACTGATGTACTTGAAATATCTAAAGAGCTTGGAGATGTTTTGTGGTATGTAGCTTGTACAGCATACGACCTCGAAATATCACTTGAAGATATAGCAATAATGAATATTAACAAACTTTCTGATCGTAAAGAACGCAACAAGCTAGGTGGTTCTGGAGATCATAGATAAGGAGGATCATTTATGTCTCTAATGGATCGTATTTACTGCCGATCATTCTTAGAAATGTCATATCCAGAGCAAGCCAGACTGATTGAACGCGTTCGGACTATGCGAACATCTGCACTGAATGCAGCACTTGTTAAATCTCAAAAGATCACAAAGTCTGCCATGAAAAATATTTCCAAGAACTCTGGAACAAAGCGCGGCAAGAAAATGCTGGCTGATCCTACTAAGAATGCAACAGACTTGCTTGGAAAACTTTCAGCAGCTCAAATAGAGTTAATCAAGAGGCAGTTTCAAAATTTAAACTAGGTTAAAGCTATGCAACTCTTTCAAATAGAAGAACGTAACATATCAGACATTATCATCAAAAATCGCGCACGTTCAGCAGTTGGCGACATCTCCAGCTTGGCTGATTCAATCTCGATGGTTGGCCAACTTCATGCAATTCTTATAGATTCAAATAACGTCTTAATCGATGGCCTTCATCGCATCGAAGCATTTAAAAAACTTGGTAAAGAAACAATCGAAGTCCGAGTCTTTGACGGCATTACTGAAGATGATCATTTCTTGATCGAGCTTCTTAGTAACATGGACCGCAAGGAATTTCTGTGGCACGAGGAAATTGACCTCAAGTATAAGCTGCACAACTATTGGGTAGAAGCAGCAAGCAAGGAAGGCAAATCTTGGGGCTACAGAGAAACAGCCAAGAGGCTCAAGTGCAGTCTAGGAGGCTTATCTACTGATCTTGCTTTCGCAGAAGCTCTCAAAGTCTTTCCGATCCTTAAAGAACAGTCTACTAAGAGTCGAGCTAAAGAAGCATACAAAGCTCTTGGTGAACAAGCTAAGGCACTTCAGCGAATGGGAAGTTTCACCGATGCTGAAAAAGGGCGTTTAGTTGCTCTACAAAACGGAACCATGACTGCACCTATAAAAAATACGGTAAACCAAACTGTATTTGAGAAAACCAAGCAAGCCAAAGAAAGACTTACCGAGTTTGACGAAGATGAACAAGAACTCGAAGACGAACAAGAACCAATCAGATCTAACATTCAAGTAATTTATGTGGCCGAAAACTACAAGACATTCCTCGATAAGATTCCAAGCAATTCTGTGGGTATGGTAGAACTTGATCCACCATATGCAATTGATTTCAACGATAATTATGGTAAAACAAACAAGATCGAATGTAAAGCTCAAGACTGGGATGAAAAAGAACTTTATGACTTCTACTTCAATTATCTTCCGTTAGTATATGAGAAGATGCTTGACTGTAGTTGGGTTTTAGTCTGGACAGGTAAGGAACATTTCATTCAGATCAACAACATTGCTAGAGACATAGGATTTGGAGTTCAGTCTCCTGGTTCATGGAACAAAGTTGGTGGCAGCACCAATAAGCCTAAAACAAACATGGTGAGCAACTGGGAAATGTTTCTCTTGCTCCGTAAGGGAAATGCACAGTTCAATACTCCTAGCTTGTCGTCTTCAATTAACATAAGCACAGTCAGTTCTAGTCAACGAATCCATCAGTGGGAAAAACCGATTGAACTTTATGATCATTTCTTAAAAGCTTTAGGTAAACCTGGTACATTATTTATGAGTCTCTTTGCTGGTTCTGGAAACTGCTTGATTAGTGCAGCTAAAGAAAAAATGATACCAGTTGGATGTGATAAGAGCCAGAAATATATTCCAGAATTTTATCAAAGACTTGAAAATTATTTGGGAATAACTGCTGAAGTGGAGGGATTATAAATGAAAGAACAAATTAATAAACTCTTTAAAGAACGTAGTATTTTATATGAAATAATTATGAAACTTGATAAAGCTATAAAAGATTTACAAGATATATGTGAGCATGATTGGCAAGATGATGGACGTGATTCACATAAAGATCATTACAAATGTTCTATTTGCGGTGCTACAGATAGTTATTAATAAAGGTAATCATGATGACAAAATATAAAGTAGGCCAACTATCTGAACAGAAAATCCCCATCACGCCTGGTTCCAACTGTTGCCTACACAAAAACATCGTGCCACTCGAAATAGGTTTTGCCTCTAAGAGCTGGCCGAACGGCTATAAGAATGAGCCAAATTATAACTTTGCTATCAACATCATAAGTGCAAATGTTATCCGGGTTCGTTCTTACCTTTGCTTGGATTGCAAACAGGAAATTAAAGCTCCGAATCCAGGAGCATTAACAAAGGATAGGATATGAAAAAGTCAGAGCTTAAAGCTGTTCTTAATAGATTTGGCTACCAATTCTTAGAGCAAATAAATAATGATATTTCAAAAATCTTATTTGAAATAAAACGAGATCCTAGAAAGAGAACTAATATGACTTTAGATACATTTATCAACACTTTAGATGATGAATTAGAATCTAGAGATGCAAAGAATATAGAGTAACTTACCTATTAAAGGTGATAAAATGGAAAATCAAAAACCAGTTCAAATGGAGTTTACTATTAATAGTATTACTCAAGGCGTTCAATATTGGTTAAATAATGTAGTATTAAGAGAAAACATAGTTGTTGATAAAATTACATTTGATACTCGTGATAACGTATTTACTGTAACTCTTGCTAATGGAATTCAAGTAGGTAAAAAATTATAAGGAACCAGTAATGATAATTCCTAGCATATCAACTACAGCAACTCCGCAGAAAGAAGGTTCTTTCAATTGCTTGGCTGTAGAGTGCGCTCCAACTGACAACATACTTACTGCTGAAATCGCTATGGTTGGCGAAGCTCCAGGCGAAATAGAAGTCCTGAAGAACGAACCATTCGTTGGTCCGACAGGCTCTCAGCTTAATCGCATCTGTGCAGCAGTCAGACTCGCACGATACAAAATTTATCTAACTAATGCCTGCAAAACTAAGTTCCCAAAAAACAATACCGCTGTCTTATGGACTGATAAAGGTTATCGTCATCCAGACTGGGCCAAGTTGCAAGCAGCCCTAATTGATGAGCTTGCACAATTTCCAGGCAAAGTCATAATGTTGCTTGGTGCTACTCCGATGAGGCTATTGCTCGATGAGCCTAAGTTTGATTCAATCACAAAGTATCGTGGTTCTTTCTACCATGCTGAAGACTTCCCACATTTGAAAGATAAACTGGCTGGTAAAATAATAGGTTTGTCTTACCATCCATCTTTCACCCTCCCATACGGACAGCCTATCCACTTCTATACAATGATTGCAGACTTAACGAAAGCTCTGCGTATTATTGAAGATCCAGAATTGCTCGTTGACAATGTAGAAATAAAAATCAAGCCTTGCTTTGAAGAAATTATGCAATTCTATGCATTGATTAAGACAAAGCAATATGTAGCATTTGACATTGAGGCTACGCCAGAATTTATTACCTGCTATTCATTGGCTGTCTACCACGATAATAAAATTCTCTCCATGTCTGTTCCTCTAATGAACAACCAGGGCAACTATTGGGCAACAGCAGAAGAGATAAAAATCTGGACTGGCCTAGCAGAAATACTTAATGATGAAGCCATAGGTAAAATTTGTCAAAATGGAATGTTCGACATCATGTTTACTTTCCGTACCATGATGATTAAAACAGATAACTTTTATTTTGACACCATGCTTGCACAGCATATATGTTATACTGAACTTCCAAAGGGACTTGATTATCTAACTTCTACATACACATACTATCCTTATTACAAAGACGAAGGAAAGCAATCTCACCTTAAGGCTATTAAGAACTGGCCACAATACTGGACTTATAATGCCAAAGACTCAGCATACTTATTGCCTATCACTGAGAAGCTCCTTGAAGAGTTAGGTGAATTTGATTCTATGGATGCCATGGATTATACAATGAATCTTCATAAGCCACTCATGGAAATGGAATTCAACGGCATATTAACTGATCCAGCAGGCATTGAAAATAAAAAGAAAGAACTTGAGCTTGAACTGATTGATCTGCAAAAACAGTTGAATGAGTTGGCTGGAAAAGAATTAAATATGTCTTCATCAAAGCAAATGATCGCATATTTCTATGGCATTTGCATGATCAAACCATATGTGAATCGCAAAACTGGAGCTGTATCGTGCGATGCTGTAGCTATGCACAGAATTGCTAAGAAAGGAATTAAAGGTTCTGCAGAAGCTAGAGTTATCATTCGTATGCGTGAGTTACAGAAACTCATTTCAACTTATTTTAATGTTGCAGTAGATGAGGATAATAAGCTTCGTTGTAACCATAAAATCTCTGGAACAGTCTCTGGCAGGATTGCTACAGAAAAGACATACTTTGGAACGGGCACAAACTTACAGAACCAGGTATATATTTTTAAGTACTACTTATTGGCCGATCCTGATTGGATTATGTGTGAGTGTGATCTTGCCAAGGCTGAAGCTCATGTAGTTGCATACCTTACCCAAGATTCTAACATGATTCAGTCGTTCGAATCAGGAATAGATGTACATAGCTTTAATGCAAGCAAGATTTTTGGTGTTCCAATCGAAGAAATAATTCATGAGGCTAAGACAAAAAAGGCAGACCAAAAATCTACCATGAGATATATGGGCAAAAAGGTTGTCCATGCATCCAATTATTCAATGGGGGCTCAAACATTCTCTGACAATCTTGCTAAAGAAGAAATTTTCAAATCTCAATCAGATTGTAAGCGTTTACTTGATAATTATTCTGATCGCTTTCCTGGCCTAAAACGATGGCATAGATCAATCGAAGAAGAGGTTCAGAAGAATCGCGTTCTCTACAATTTGTTTGGGCGGCCTCGCAGGTTCTTAGGTGAAATGAATGCAGCACTATTCAGAAATGCTTATAGCTACAAACCTCAATCAACAGTAGCAGAGTTGCTCAATCGTGGAATGATTAAAGTAGTGAATGATCCTAGGCTTGGCAAGGATGGTTTTGACATTCGGTGTATGACAACTGTTCATGACTCATTTGTATTTCGGTTTCACAAAAGCCAGATTCCAAACTTGCCTCAGATTCTTCTTATCATTAAAGATCATCTGACACACACATTTACTTACAAAGGAAAGAGCTTCACAATCGGACTTGATGCCAAGGTAGGTACTCAATGGGCCGGAAATACTGCTGAAATTTCTAATTTTAATCAAGAGTCAATAGATAAAGCAATTAATAAAATAGGATTTTAATTATGTTAATACACAAAAAAGATATAAAAAGATTTTGGGATAAAGTTAATATTAAAACAAAAGATGAATGTTGGGAATGGCAAGCATATTTATTAAAAGGTTATGGACAATTTCATTTAAATGGATATACAGAATTAGCACATAGAATATCTTTTATGAGTTGTAATGAAATGAAAGATAAAAATAATCTTATCTTGCATAAGTGTAATAACCGTAAATGTGTAAATCCAAAACACTTATATGAAGGTAATTATTGTGATAATATGAAAGATTATTATAATAGTAATAATGTAAATTATTACAAAGGAAAATTAAATGAAGAAGCTATTAAAGTTATTAAATGGATGTTAAAATTTAAATACAAGCATGGATTATCTAGAAAATTAGCAAAATTATATAATGTGTCAGAAGTAACAATTAGTATGATTAAAGCAAATAAAAAATGGGGTCATATAAAAGTATAATATTCTTATTAATATTGGTAAGTTCACTCAGGAAGAATGTGATAAAGCAATTGAGAAGATAGGTTTTTAATTAAGAGATAATAAAATGGGAAAGCCCATTCAACAATCGTATGTCGCTATTCAAGGAACCTTTTCATGTCGAGGCAATTAGATAATTGGTTAGCTCATTATATGAAGTACACACAGCGAACAGAGCCACCAGAACTATACCATTTGTGGTCTGGACTGACTGCAATAGCTTCCGCATTACGAAGAAAGTGCTATTGTAACTGGGGAGCACTTCGTGGTTATGTTTATCCAAACTTATTTGTATCTCTTGTCGGTCCACCTGGAGGACGGAAAGGCACAGCCATGAAAATTGCAAAGAGCTTTGTACAAAAACTAGATGTTAATATCGGTGCAGATTCATTAGGATCCACCCAGGCGTTGTACAGAGAACTCATGGACAGCGAAGATACTTATGTTGATCATGCTGGACTTACTCGTAAGCATAAGAGCGTATCAATCTGGTCAGAAGAATTTCAAGTCTTCTTGAACGACAGAGATCAGATGCTTCTAGCATCCCTAACCGATCTGTTTGATTGTGCAGATACTTGGAAGTATAAAACCTTAGCAAGAAAGACTGAAGACATATCCAATTGTTGGCTAACATTATTTGGATGTATTACTCCTAGTCTTTTGCAATCTAAACTGAGTCAAGACGCAGTTGGTGGTGGCTTAATCTCTCGGATTATTTTCGTAGTTGGCCAGGGTCCCAAGCAAAGAAGAGCCTTGCAGTTTTTGACTGAAGAGGAGGAAGATACACAAAAAAAGTTAGAAAACGACTTGCAGGAAATTGCAAACTTATCTGGACAATTCACCCTTAGTAAGGATTTTCTCAAAACTTATGTGCGTTGGTATGAGCAAGACTATGACGAATCTGGAGTACCAAGTGAGAGGTTTTTAGGTTATAATCATAGGAGGCCCCTTCATTTGAATAAGGTTTGTATGCTTGTATGTGCCGCTGAATCTGACGACATGATAATCACGGCTGAACATTTCGAGCAAGCCTTGGCAATAATGCAAGCAACAGAACTTGAGATGCCAAACGCATTCTATGGACTTGGCTTATCTAGTCAGGCTAACATCTATGCAAAGATACTTTCATTTATTGATAGTCATGAATCTTTTGAATGGACAGAACTGGTTAGGAATTTCCACCTAGATGTAGACAACATACCTCAGCTACGTGGCTATGTTGAAATGGCTGAGCAATCTGGAATACTCAAAGCCGAGAATTCTGCGACAACTTGCATGTATACCACCATTCGTAAGCAACAAAAGATTCGTGATCCAACATATCTTGATAGAACAATCTTTAGGTTGATGGATCGGAATGTTATTAAAAATCAAATGGAGAAGAACTAAATAAATGGAAAAGATGCCTCATATAGAACATTATACTGGTGTAGGATCAAGAAAAACTCCTGGAAATATAATGAAACTTATGATTAAAATTGCTAAGAAGATGGCAATGAATAATATTATACTTAGGTCTGGAGGAGCTGACGGTGCTGATTCAGCTTTTGAAGCTGGTTGTAATGATATGAAAGGCCCTAAAGAAATATATCTTGCTAATCAATGTACTATTAAAGCTATGGCTATTGCTAAACAATTTCATCATGCTTGGAATGCTTGTTCAGAATATGCTCGAAAACTTCATGGACGTAATGCATTTCAAGTTCTTGGTGTTAATCTCAATATGCCTAGCAGATTATTGATTTGTTGGACACCTGACGGTTGTGAATATCATGAAACTCGTTCTCGTAAAACTGGAGGTACTGGCACTGCAATTTCAATTGCCGAACATTACAAAGTACCTATCTATAATTTATTTAATAAAAAGCAACAAGATTTTTGGCTTGATTGGATAAATAAATAAAACTAATTTAAGGAGCTTACATGACACCAGCTACAAAAGTACTATTCTTTGACACTGAAACTTCAGATTTTATTAAAAAAGCTCTCTCTGCCAATGATCCCGAGCAGGCCTGGACAGTACAGATAGGAGCAATTCTTGCCAGTCAAGAAGAAGAATTTGATCAAATGAATGTCATCATCAAAAGTAACGGCCGTTCAATGAACTATTATGCCCAAGAAGTGCATGGCATCACCATTGAGAGAGCCGACCAAGAAGGAATAGACGAACTAATTGCTGCCGAACAATTTGGTTTAATGCTCAGAGAAGCTGATCTGGTTGTCTGCCATAACTTTGCTTTTGATTGGAACTACGTTTACCAGATGATGGAACGCAACTTGGAAGAGCTATCAGACCTGGCGAGAAGTGCATTCTATCTTGACCTGCCAAACCATTGTACCATGAAAGATAAGAATGTAGTAAAAATGTGTGGATTAAAAAACAAGGCTGGCCGTGCAAAATGGCCCAAACTAACCGAGTTGCATGAACACTTATTTGGTGAATGCTTTGATGGTGCTCATGATGCATATGCAGATATCAGTGCAACTAAGCGATGCTTTTTTGAGTTGGTGAATAGAGGAATTGTTACTCCTAACTTAGAGGGTTAATATGGATAGAAATATTATGATATCTTACCTTAGAAATCATTATGGTATTGATGAACTTGAATTACGTACAGCAAGATTACAGGCTGCTACTGAACTTGAAAGACTTTATAAGATTGAAAAAGGCTTAAAAGATCTTGTATCAAAAATAGAAAAACATAATAATGGAGTTTAACTATGCAAATTGATCCTTGTCCATCAGAAGATGATTATGAGCCAAGCCATTCTTTACGTGCAATTGAATGGCAAAGCTTTGCTACTAGAGTCTTCAATCATATTGAATCCTACACAGTGCCACAATACGGAGATAAGGGTAACGATCAATGTTCAGAGTTTAGCGAAGCTGACTTTATCACCCAAATGAAAAAGTATCTAAATCGTTATGGAAAAAACTCTCGTGAAGGCCAACAGATGCTTGACCTGTTAAAGATTGCACACTATGCAGGGATGCTTTATACAAAACTTGCTGAAGAAACCCAAGAGATTGATAAAATAATCATGCATGAATAAGGATATTTATGGAAATACAAAAATTTATAATCACTATCCAGTGGGGAAAAGGTATGCATTATGTTGCATCTACTTGTGCAACTGAAAAACATGCGGCAGAATTAGTTGCTTTCCATACTGGAAGATGTGATAAGTTAAAGATTAAAACTAAACGTGGAGCTAAAGCAACTGTTAGATCATGGCAATTAGTAACAGAGTCTAAGTGAATAAATTTATGAAAAAACTAACTGAACTAGACTTACAAAACGCTTTAGATGAATGCGAATTATTACAGTTTAAATCACATGGAGACTGGCTGGCTGGCATGATTAAGAGATTGAATGAATCACTAGGACATGTAGTAGAGAAGAAACTTGTCAAAGGCTTTTCTGTGAGGGCAAAACAAACTGTGATTAAAACTGGCAATTCTGTTGAACCAGAAGTTCCATGCAAAACCTGAAGTGATTAACTACACCTGGAGGGTGTAACAATGCCAATAATTACATTCAAATATATCGTGTTGCAAAAACTCCAAACTTATTTACTTTCTCGGGAGGCAGAACCAATCATGGATGCAGCCAACATAATAATTCCTAATGGAGTTACAGCAGCGGCTACCATACAGGCAATTAAAGATTGCATTAAAATAGTTAAAGGAACTAATAATGAAAGCACATCTGAAGACACTTGATCAAGCAAATATTAATGCTCCATTGCTTCGAGAGTTCCTTACTAAGGATCTAACAGAAGCTAGTATAATTGCTATTGATGAAAAGATTAAGCAACTTTATGCTCAGATACGAGTTCTGGCTGATATAAAAGTGCACTTAATGAAGAGCCAAAAAGACGATATAATTGATTATAAAGAAGATTTGCATAATGATTTGATAGCAGCTTTAAATCATGAGGATGGAGAATGAAGCTATGAAAATAATCAAACCAAGCGTTGAGTTTTTCGGAGCAGTACCGACTGAATATAATGCAGCACTTAAGTTCATCGAGATGGCAGGCAGAACTTGCTATAAGTCAGAAGACAAGATCACTGAAGATAGTGCAGAAGGATTTGTTAAGAAGCTGATCAAGGCTGGGCATCTGGCTATGGTTGAGCACTCGAATTTTGTAGTGCGAGCCATCAACAGTTTTCCTCCTACATATATTGCATTGATGACAGAACAGTTAGGAAAATATATTAATGTCAAGGTATGGAAAGACTTTATCTATGTGGGTGGTAGCTTAACAGCATGGGCGCAAATAACTATGGAAATTAGATATGCTGCAGTGCTTGTTCCATTTGTAAAAATATATGGAAAGCTGTTTGATCAAAGTATGGTAGAGATACATTCATCTTGGGAAATCTGTCCTCACGACGAAATCCCCAAAGAACTTCACCGCTACTCAGCAAAATTCATCTGTGATCGCGGAGTCAGTCACGAACTGGTGCGACATAGACCTTGCTCTTTTGCTCAGGAAAGCACCAGGTATGTGAACTATGGTGGCAAGGCTATGGGGTTTATTGAGCCAGCTGATTTTGATGACTGGACCAATTATGCCAGAAGTGACTTTGTATCTAGTTGTGAACATGCCGAACTTGCATATAATCGGATGCTTAATTTAGGAGAACTCAAACCCCAACAAGCTAGAACCGTCCTGCCTAATGCCCTGAAGACCGAGATCGTAGTCACAGCAGATGCAGCTGAGTGGGCACATATCAGGAAGCTACGGACAGCAAAGTCAGCCCATCCAGATATGCAGCGAGTAATGAATATGATGCCTTGGGAGGAATTCTTATGAAATTCAAAGCAGGTAACATCATAAGATTTGGGCAGGATCATCAGTTTTATAAGGGGATACCTGCTGGCATAGACTTCAGTGTATCTAGATTTAATGGAGGTGCAAAGTATGTTCTAAGAGCACCTGGATACGGACTGCTCGGTACTCCAGGAGAGTATGGAAATGGAGCGTTATATGTATATGGGCTGACTAAGAAACAGATAGCCAGATTTGAAAAGCATCTAGTTGGATAAACAAATAAAAAAATAGGGCATGAATTTCTCCATGCCCTATTAGTTTTAAATACTTTACAAGGTTTCTGATACTTCAAAATATCTTTTCAATATCATCTCTCGTTGCTGTTGCAACTGTCCAAGCCTTTCCCGTACATTTGTTGTCTGGTCAATCTTTTTCAGCTTATTAATTACTGCCTGGTTCCGATTGAGGGCACTCTGAAAATTTTCATGTAACTTCATTTGCTTAAAGCCATCCAGGTTTGAATTCAAGAAAGTTCGTTTGTCTTCAGAATTTTCAAGCTGCCTCTTGAAGATGTCTACTTCCTTACTGACCTTACCAAACTCTTGTTCATTGCTACTCTTTTTGTAATCTTCACCTCTGCCGTAGTGCCAATAATAAATCTTTCCACCAATCGGAATGGACTCTACAATTCTGGCGTGATCATAATCAATTGTATCCCCCGTAATGTAAGATCCATACAATTGATTAAGATCCTTACTGATGGAGTTTACAAACCTGAACGGAGGCAAAATCTGCCCGATCAATCCAGATCCCAAACCTTCCCGAGTAGTCTGCATCCTCACATACTTTGATGCACCTCCCATCGTAAGAAAATTCTCAATCACGTGATCTTCAAACTTTGTTTCTTTACCCAACAGCAAATCTTTCAACTCATCCGCTCCAGCATTAGCAAGTGTAAGTAAACTCACCAGCTTAATCATGTTACCAATTCCTTCAATAACCTGATCCCGTTCGCCAGTCTTAATTTTGTGCCATGCTTCATTTCTGAAAACATCAAACTGTTTAAGTGTGTATGTCTTGAGCATATAAAACACTCGCCCATTTCCACTCTTGAGATATTGCTCTGACATTTCAGAAAGCGCTACAGGCTGGAAGTCTAACAATCTATGGTACAGTAACATCTTTACGTTGTCTGTTGGTGTTCCGGCAAGCAAATCATTTATTACACTATCAGACTGTGTTCCAAAGATTGGCTTGATTTGCTTCAACAATGCTTGTCTTCCAGCTTCTGTGCTAGCCATAGCTTTGTAGTTGCTAAATGCATTGTTAATTAATGTCTCCTTGCCGATCGAATCTATTCTTTCAAGCTGCACTTTTTTGAATACCCAACTAACTGCATTCCCCAACGTAGTTCCGTCTGCAAATTCCTGAGCAATCCTTTCAATTCCTAAGTCTTCCTTAGTTATTTCAGACTTCTTAGTTATGGCTTTACCAACATTCTTAACCGTATCAGCAAGGCCACGTGGTGTCCATACCTTACCTACATACATCGCCCAAGCCAAATCTCCAATCTGAGTCAGCGCAGATATAGGCGAACCCATCACGTCGATGTATGACATATTTTTGTAGGCATTAACTATTCCTGTAGCCCCGTGCTCGTGGAACCTTGCATCAAGAATATCCCTAACTACTTTTTCATCATCTGCTTGGATTCGACCAGACATTCGCAAGTCATTAATATATGTACCAATATTTTCAGTATAGTCTCTTTGCAGTTTGTACTTATCCAATTCTTGCTCTATTCTAATCAAGTCGCCTGAAACATCTTCTATGCGTGCAGTATTATTAGCCTTTTCATATTCTGTAAGCATTACCTGCTTTCGTTTCTTTTCAGTTTTCAGGCTTGCTATTCTCTCTGGAACCTTACCAAAGAATCTCCGTGCTTCAATTTTCTTGGTCATACTATAGATGTATTGCATCAATGCTGCATCACTATCCATGTAGAACTTATTCAACTCAGGCGGAACAGTTTCATATTGCCTAGCTTGAATATTGCCTGGCCCACCAATACCAAGGTTCCTGCCAAGTATTGTATTGCTTGCAATATCTGCTGCTTGTTCAGGATATGCAAGTTCAAACTTCTCAACAGTCATTCCAAGTTTGTCTGCATAAACTTTGATTGCATCAGTAATAACTGGTCGTTGAGAAATTCCTTTAGTTGCCTGCAAGAAGCCTTCTTGATCCTTGATTATGCGAGGCCAGTATTCTTCAATAAATCCTACATCGTAACCAACATCAATTGCATCCTGCCTAATCTGATCTAAGACTGACCGCAGCTTTTCTTGATCAGCAATCATGTTGTATTTTTCTGCAATCTCTTTTATCTTAACTTCGTCTGAGTTTCTCCTAGCTGCATCCCAAACAAATTTGTCTTGCAGACTCATTTGTTTAGTCTTCTCCAGGAGTGGATGAGCGATTCGTAATGCATTTACAATCTTTTGAGCTGTCCGAAAGTCTAGGTTTCTAATCTCTGCTCTGAGCATAGGATCTACGTTTTTAAGCCTAGTTGAAATAGACCCTAATCCCTTGTCAATGAGTTGCTTAATTTCATGCCCGCGCATACGAAGCATCTGGCCGATTGTACGAACCAAACTATTTTGTTCGCTGAACATTTGGTGGTAAACATCATCGCTAATCTTCTGAGTTGGAGCTTCACGAACCTCGAACATAGGCATACCTTCACGCAGTGCCTTAGATTTCATGCGGTTCGTGATTGGAATAGAAAGCTGCTGAAGTGCCTCAGCTTCATACCCATCTTTATAAAACTTCTTAGTTAATGGATTGAATTCTCCTTGAGGAATGTTAGTTACTTCAACTCTTGCGTTTCCCCACTTGTTCTTATTGAACTCTGCATTAAAAGTATTCGGGAGTATTTTATCATAAAACTCTTGCATTCCATGAAGTCTTTTAGCTTGTTCCTCTTCAGTGCCCTGAGCATAACGATCAAACTGTTGCTGTCCAGTAGTCCATGCAATTTTATCAAAACCATTCTCAGCAGCATACCTAACCATTCGCTTCATTGCAAGCAGAGACCACTGAGTAGAGTTCTTGAATGGAGCATTTGGAACACCCATCAGCATCTCATTATCTTGATACCATTTCTTTTCTTCTTCAGTAAGTTTTTCTCCTGCTAATATTTTTGCATCTAATTCTTTAAATCGTTTATCTAAGAGTTCTCTGTAACCTATTTCTCTCCCTTCCTGATGCCAGTCACTTTGAATCTCTTCAAGGAAAAGAACTTTATTTCCATCTGCATCAGTTCGTTCATTGAATCTGATATGAGCTAAAGGATTTGCAATACCTGGCCAATGAACTTCGTGAGTATAAATCTTTTTATCAGAAGTAATTCCTTTACTATTCCATTCTCCTTGCATACCATCTGCTACCCATTCTTGATATGTTTGTTGCTTTGATTCATGTGGTAGAGTAAGTATTAATTCTTTATAATTTTTCCCCCCTGGAAGTTGATAGCTTGAATGTCTAGTATCCGTTCTTTCAATCAAATTTCTTGATGCCCATTCAGCTTCTAAGACTTCTAATCTATGCTGTTCTTCATTTGTCTGTGCATTATCAATAGCATTATCCCAATCATCAACAGAATTATAGAGATATGTTTTATCACCTTTAACAACTTCTTCAAGCTGAACATTATTATCCTGAACAAATTTCAGCAAAGCTGCCTGACTGACTTTTCCTTCCTGCTTATCAAGCCAATCATTCACACCAACCCAATCAAGTTCATCCTGCTTTATACCTGGAAAGTTCTTAATCATTCCTTTCCATTGATCAGGTGTTGCTTGCTTCTGATTAAATCCTGCAACTGCATTCTCAAGTGCAGAGTACCACTTACTAGCTACTTCTTCAGCCTGGGGAACAGTAACTTGAACAGTCTGGCCATTAACTTGACGCTCATAAAGCTTTCCACTTTCTACTTCACGAGCCAACCCTGAGACTGTTTGCTTACCAAAACTTAGCAGCTGCTGAAAGAAATCCATTACCCTCTGAATCACTTTACCAAACGCAGTGTTGCGATATTCAGCTCTGTTGACCATAATCTGAGCAAACATGTTCGCACGATTCTCAACCATCCGCTGCTTCTTATTCTCATTTTCACTCTTCTTTGGGTCATTATAAGTACTCAGAGCAAAGTCAAGCTTGCCTGCCTTTCTCAGTTTATTAAACTCCTTATTAAGCGCGCTATCATCTGCTTCTGTAATCAATCCCAGGTTGTCAAGAACATGCTTGTTCTCATGCCAAAGAGTCTTATTGTCTGCAAAGTTTTCATCAAGAAGAATTTCATTCCCCGTTGTAATACCAAAAATTACTTTATCTTTGGACATCTGCCCAGTTTCAATAGCTAACTTGATGAAGCCTTCACCTGCATTTTGAATGCTATTAATCTTTACGCCTTTACCATTCTTGAACTGAACAGAGACTGAACCATCATCATTTTGATTAATTACTTGATTTGGAAAAGTCTTCTTAATGTCATCAAGATTTACTTTATTTAAAGTTTCTTGATTTTCGTTTACTTGAAACTGTGGAGTACCTGCTACTTGTTGTTCATTAGTGAACCCACTCTGCAAACCTCCGGGCAAGTTTCTAGGAACCTCAGTTTCAACTGCCTGGCTATTTACTGATGGAATATCTCCGAGGCTTTCAGCAATTTGACGAAACCTTACCTGGCGTTTATTCTGTTCAGCTAAAGACGGAACAACATTTTGTTTCGCAGCATCTTGAGTCTTAGCTTCTTGTTGAACATCTTTCTCAATATTAGCAAGTTGAGTCTCAAAGAACTTCTTTCGCATAAATGCTTCCGTTCCAGGAGTCATTTTTTCACTGCGAAGATTAAGTTCTTTCTTAACCTCTTGCCAATAATCTTCTATAACAGATTTTTCTCTTTCAGTAAATTTCTGTGTTAAAAATACTTCAGCTGACTCCTGAGCATTCTTAACTCCAGGCTGAAGAAACATTTGATTATAAAGCTTCTGCCTTACAGCCGGATCACTCTCTTGAGTAATCGAAGACATTACTTTTTGAAGTTCTTGCTTTCGTTGGTTAGCAATGGCGTCTTCACCTTGAGCAGCAAATACCTCAGCAGAATCAGCAGCGTCTTTAACTCCAGGCTGCATGAACATCTTCTCATACAGTGTTTGCCTAGCTTGAGGATCAGGTTCAACTACTATAGATTCAAGAATACTGTTAAGGCGTTCCTGATCTTTGGCTTTAACAAGTTGATCAAACTGACTAGTGTCTGCGTTAGCAATAGTTTCTGCAGATTCACTTGCGTCACGTTCAAAAGTCTGAAACAATCCATCATAAACTTTCTGTAATTCTTGTTTCTTTTGCTGACTTTGAGTATTTGCAATCTGTGTTGAAAGTCTATCTAGTATGTCTTGCTGCTCAGTAGATTTTTCACCAAAGACTTTTGCAGACTCAGTTGCATCTTTATTAACTCCACCGAGCCAAAGCTGGTTATAGAAGTTCTCTTTCTCTTGACGAATTTCATCAGCCTTCTTCGGCTCTTCGAATTCATTAACCTGATTAGTTTTCTGCTGAAGCTGTCGATCAAGAAGAGTATTTTTCTCCTTCTTCAGATTAAAAATCCGATCAGCAATTGATGCCTTTTTATCCGGATCAGTTTCATCCTTATATTGCTTAAGAGCTATTTCTTCTCTCTTATTAATTGTATCAAGATCATCATTAATTTTCTGAGCATCAGCAATTCTCTTCTCAGCTAACTTATTTTCAATTTCTTTTACTTGCTTCTCTTCAGGAGAAAGAGCTTCATATTCTTTCTTAGCCAGTTCTTCTTTCTTCTGGATTCCTGAATTAATCCGATCAAGAAGGCTTTGATTATTTTTATTATCTTCAACAGTCTTTCTAATTAATTCAGCCGGATCAACATTTAACTCTCTTGCCTTCTGATCAAGTTTATAAGGATCATCAAGAATTTCTTTATTCAAGTTAAGAGTAGCATTTAAAGTTTGAATACTCTTACCAAGTTCATCTTCTTTCAAATTGAGAATATTTGCTGCTCGCCTGTCAAGCTCAATCTCTGCATCAGTCTTTCCAGGCCCAGGATCTTTTGCTTGTGCGGAGAAGCCTGCATTAACTGCTGCACCAGCACCACCACCAATAGCTCCAGCAGCCATACTTTCAATAATTCGTTCAACATTATCAGCAGTCAGTAACTTCTCATCTGTATTTGCTACAGTATTAAGAACACTAAGCAGCTCCTGGCCACCTTCCTGAAGAGCTTCTTGAGGAATATTTGTAAGCAGTTCCTTTGCAGACTTTTTAATAGTTCCAGTAGACCCCTTACTCAAGGCATCAACAAAAGTATCAACTAACTTACTATTACCACCAGCAAATTCTAATGATGTTGCCAAAGCACCAAACAGTAATGCAGTCTCAGGAGCATCAATGCCTTTATTTTGCAACAACTCTGCGTACATTCCACCAGATTCTAACGGCATTACTGATCCAGCAATACCAACTTTACCACCAAACTTCTTCAGTGCTTGTCCAGTAAGTTGTTTCCTTACCTGAGCTTCTGTCAAGTCACCAATTCCACGTTTAATAGACTGCTTTACCGCTTCATCAATTCCTTTCTTAAGAATTGTTCTACCTGCCAAACCTCCGGCAACAGTACCTGCACCAGGAGCAACAACAGATCCAGCAATCGCACCAACTGCTGCTTCAGCCATACTTGGTACAAGTTCACCTAGAGTTCCTTGAGCCCAGTCAACAGCACCACCAATTCCTGCTTTACCAGTATATACATCTTTAAAAGAATGTTTCTTAGGATACTGTTTGGCTTCTTCAATATTCCTGTTATATCCCTCCATGCCAAAGTCTTGCAAATTCTGGCCAGCAGAATCAATTCCAAGCTTTTTTAATCCTGATCCTGCAAGAGCAGTAGCACCATATGCAGATGCCTGAAGATTCTGAAGTCCTCTTTTTACTCCAGGTATAAAATCAGAATCAGTTGGAGTAGGAGTATTAATTTCTTCTGTATCATCAAAAAAACTTTTTACTACTGGCGAAGTAGTTTCTTCTGTATCATCAAAAAATCCAGCCATTTTATATTCCTATAGTTTTAATTTATTAATACGGAAGGTTTCCAAACCTTGCTTTATACTCAACTTCAGCAGCAGCAAAATTAGGATCTTTAGAAGCGCGCATTTTTAATAGCTTTTCTGTAGTAGCTGGCTTTGGAGTTATAAATGTTGTTTGGTTTGCTTCTCCATATGTACTATCAGGACCAGGAAGTTTAATCCTTTCACCAATAACATTACCTAAAGCATCATATTCTTTTATTACTAATGGCTTTAATTCAGTTTCTTTAACTGGAGGATTTTGCAATGCTTGACCTTGAATATCACGTAATTTATTTTCTGCTATAACACCCATTTCATCTATGCGATTTTTATCTGTATCTATATTAGCTCGTTGTGTTCTATCAAGAGTTGCCGATTCAAGATTAGCTAAATTATTCTCTCTTGATTGTTGATTAGCTAATTCTTGCGTCATAAGATCTTTACGAGTTCTCCAGCCCATAGGAGGTGGTGGAGTATTGTCAATCTTAGTAACGCCAAAATTCTGCCCTCGCGGAGTGTTCATGTACTTTTCATATTGAGCCATCTGACCAGTTGGTGCAACAGGATTTTCTAAGAATCTTTTTCTTGCTTCAGGTGCTACACTAGAATCAAATGATACATCCATGTTTGATCTTTGTCCTGGGTTTGCTCCAGCCATCCTGTTTAATGCTCTAGTAGGTTTTTCTCCTTCAAATGAAAGAGTATTTCCTCCAATATCATAAGTAGTTGTATTTCCATTTTTTGCTACAGTCATTTCGCCTAACTCTGCATTTCTTTGTGCATTAGGAATTTCATTAATCTTAGGGCTTTCAATATTTACTGAAGGTAACATATTTCTTTCAACTACTCTAGTTCCTTGCCCTATTCTATCAGGACGAGAATTAATATCTCTTAATGGATTACTTCCACCATAAAATGATTCATTCATCGGATCGCCTGGAGTCATTGGTGCTTGTTTCTTTATAGGAACAGGAACATTCCAAGCTTCACCTGTAAATGCATCATCTGTAGTAGGCAGAAGAGACAACTTTCTTTTTTTCTTTTCTTCTTCAGCTGCTGCTGCTTGAAAATCATTAAGCATACTTATTCTCCTTGAGTATAAATTGTTTTCTTGATAATTTTATTCGTTTGCGTCCAGAGTGGCGAATCGTAATCACCTTCGCTTGGTGTTAAGATGGTTGCCGCCCCGGTAGTTGTGTTGACTGTTACATCACTGTGCCAGAAGAACTCGTACCCTGGTGTTCCTTCGCCCTCACCAGGATCTTGATGTACAGGAATACTTGCTTGATTATCATATATAGTCAAAGCAGGATTGGTAAATACTAACCCCATGTGATTGCCAATAAATCCTCCACTACCAGGAAGTTTTGCTGTAAGTGGTGACTTATCAGCAATAATCGAACCTGCAAAATAAATATCAGAACCTACTGTTCGAATTGCTCTTGGAATAACTCCTGTATTTCCTGCAACTTGTGCTTGTGTAAGTTCAAGGGCCAGATGCCTTTTCCAAAGTACATCTCCTGCCTGTGGAGATAATGGATTAACAGAATCAGACTTTTGAAACTTAATTATATATGCTCCCCATCCATCAGTTCCATTAGGGAAACTGGGAAAAATAATATACACTCCATCAGGAGCAACATCGACTTGAGTAACACAAAGGATTGCATCAGCATCGTCGTGATATTGCACCTCAGCAAACCGCTGCCACTGTAATGCGCCAGCAGAAGATACTTTAGAAAGATGAAAATGCCACCAACCACTATCAGTAGCAATCTCAATCTTTGTCATTGAAATACAGTAAATATCTCCATTACTGTCGATCGCGCAGCCCCTGATATTCAGTCCGCTCATACTGGTGCCGACGCCATACCAGCCATAAAGCCCGTTCGCCTGCTTGAACCTGCCTTCAAGAACTCGGTGCCATTGAACTGTGCCTTCGTTATTTAGTTTGGTGAGCAGTCCCATTGGATGCACAAAACTTGTCTCCACTTCCCTGATACCACATCCGACAACAATGTCTCCTGCTGAATCGACAGCAACATCATAAGGACTTACGGAGTTCATTACTGTTGGGTGTCCATTTTCATCAAGTAAGCTATCTCCAAGCTGCAGCGCCCAATTAAGAACACCATCATATCTCAGTGAAGCAATGTACCCAGCATTATACAGCAATGCATAAGGATCACTGTAATACGGCTCTGTGATATCGTAGGCATCATGCCTGCCAATCACTACAGCATTTCCTGTGGCATCAGCATCAACTCCCCAACTGAATAGGTCATCAATTCCAGTCGCTCCAAGAGAAAATCGTTTCTTCCATTTAATCGTTACGCCATCTGAAGCATACTTGATCAGACTCATATCATAGCAATTATCATCACGCAACTTATAAATATCTGCTGTGACATAAACTCCACCATAATCAGTATCAAGTTCTGTCGGAACTGTAGGATCAATTGCAACTCCAGTACCAGATTCATTCCGATTCACTCCACTTAACAGTCCACCTTCTAATACTCGACGACGCTGAAACCATCCATCATTATCATAATATTGAACGTATGCTTCATTTGATAAGTCTGACGAAGCATCTGCAAAATCTCTTGTTCTAGTGTAACCAACTACAATTACGTTGCCCATTGTATCAACATCAATATCTGATAGCCCACCACCTGAAATAAGAGTCTGTATAGTGTCTGTAGAAACTGCTAAGGCATACCAGTACCATTCATACCTTTCTTCGATGGGTAAGTGTTTGCCAAGTTTCTTTCTATTTAAAGGTGCAACATGAACCCTTGCTTCATCAAATCCAAATACTGAGCGCGATTCAATAGTTACACCTGGAGCAACAGGAACAAAACGTCTGCCTTGTTTAAGCCCAAGTCGAGCCATATCATCCTTCAGCATGCCAACTTGAACTCTAGCTTGCTTAGCAAAATTCTTACCAGTAAAAGTATCTCCGGTATATGTTATTTTAATAGGAACTATCATGCTGTTGGATTATGTGTATAATCGTGTGATTCAGAGATGCTAGAATGGAAGCTATGTTGTTCAGTAATTGATTCACTCTTATTATAATCCTCAGATCGACTTTCATTTTCAGTCGCACCGACTGAAGCAGAAACATTGACTGCATTCAATGCAGAAGCTACAGACTGTGCAGCAATCTGAGCTAAGTCATTACTGACTTTTTCCTTCAAAGAAGACTCGCCTATATAGGCTCGAATTGCAGCATCAATCTGGGCAATCATCAGACGTAATTCAAGATCAGCCTTTTCGATCTTTGCTTTGTTATCTTCAACAAGAGCCATTTGGCTAGCAGTAAGTGCTTTAGTTTCAGCTTCATAACCAGTTATCTCAGCCTCAAAGCCTTTGATAATTGCATCATTAATACTAGCCTTAGCCTCAACACCAATCTTGAATACTTCAGATTGTGCTTTATACACATCAAGCAAGCCCTTGTTACTTTCTATAACTCCACGCAGAACTTCAACTTGTGCCTGTATATATGCTTTCTTAGCTTCAAGAGTAGCAACATAACCTTTGACACTTTCTGAATATAACTGAATAACAATCTCTGCAGAAACCTTAGAATAATCAAGTGCTCGCTGTGATTCTCCATCCCTGGTAGCACGAATTAATTTTTCTAATTCAGTTGCTTGTTGGATGATGAACTGAGCATTTTTCTGTGCCAGATCAGCGCGCTCGATCATTATCTTTTCAGTAACATCAGTTTCGTTTCTAGCAATCTCAGCAGATACTTCGAGAAGTCTTCCCTCAAGTGCACCCTGTGGTTCATCCCAACCACGGGCCGAGAAATAAGTCTCGACCTCGGTTTGCATCTTATTATTAGTAGTCAGGTTTCTTGCAATGGCTCTATCATAAATAGCCTGCTCAACCAACGGATCTAGCCCTGTGGAATCATCTGCCATAGTGGCAAGGATTTTCGCCAACAATGGTGTATAAACAGAAGTAGCAAGCGCAGTCTCAGACCATGTGATACTTGCATCAGGTGCAACTGGAGCAGTGCCTGGAGTCAGAGCCGTCGTGTCAATGGCCGGCATTGCTGCCATAGTCGGCGCGGCTGTATTAAATGTACCAAAATCAGTAATCAATGAAGCAAGCCCAGTAGGCAATGGACGATCTGGAATAGTTACCGCAGTTGTTGTCAGGGTAACAGAAAGTGGATCAAGAACTGGTTCCGAATAAGTGGTAATCAATGAGTTAAGTGTTCCAAGATAACCGCTTGTTCCATCAAGTCCGACCAGCCTGACCATCATGTCATCGGCCAGTTGCATGGTCGAAGTCAGTTTTGTTTCAACTAAAGTACGTGTACCACCAATTATGATAGGCGGATCAGGGACATGAATATCTGGAAGGTTTGGAGTAACTGTTGCAACAGGCAGTACTACTCCTGCGGATGATACAAAATCTGCCATAACTATCTCCTATGAAATTCCACTTGATTTAATAATTGGTAATACTGCATTTGTATCTATAGAAAAATCACTTCCAAGAACATTTGATATCTTCGGAGTCCAATATCTTCCATACAAGTTACGCCCTATTGGTGTCCTAACAACTTGGTGTACATTCCTTGGAGGTGAAATCCTGAATGATTTAGTACTAGTCGTCTTACCTTCTGCTGTCAAGTCAAGTTGTATTTTGCCATCAGTTTTTACCCCCATGTACCAGAAACGAATGTGCTTGTTATTTTGTGAACCTAAGTCAGTAGTAGGCAAAGTAAATGTAGAAGCAATCAGTGCAGTGTTATCAGTACTTCCGCTGGCAAGCTGGAAAAGTCCATCACTCCTTGCACCATACAAGCCACCATTAAACTTAACCATCGAGTTAAATCCATAATTCTGATACTTACTAGATGCTGCTCCACGAAGATTGGTTCTGATGCAAACTGAATCATCAATTGTATTGATAACTGTACTACCTAAAATAACACTTGCACCCCTAGTTCCAGCCTGATAATTGAGTTTGTCCTTAGTAACTACAATCAACTGCCCCTGTGGTGTGCCTATACACAGTCCATCATTGCACGACCATGCTGCACACTCTCCTACATCTGGTGAAAGTCCAAAGTCTGCACCATTGATATATCCTATGGCTTCTGAGTATTCGTGTGCAGGACATTCAAGACGTGGATGCCTGATGAGTTCTTTAATATTTGAGCCCTCAAGAAAATAAGTTCGCTTGCTATCAGATGCCCATACCCCACCATCAATGGGCTTAAACATCTTTACATCACTACCAAACCGCAATCTTGATCGCGCATTATCAAATAAACCATATCCTAATGGCTCAGAATAGTTAACAATGGAACCATTAACTACACACATACTAGTGGCAAACAAAGCAAGACGAGTGCCAAGTGGAGGTGTTCCAAATGTCCTAGTAGTTGGAGGTCCTACATAAGTAGTTGCAACCCAGGTATAAGAAACTCCAGCTACAATGCGACCACTCTGTACACCATTGCTGTAATAAAGGCCAAGCTTAGTCTGACACCAACCCATTCTCAATCCTTGAGTCAATCCAGATCGAACTCCAACCAGAGTATTGTCAGTATTGACTTTGTAAATTGCTGCTTCACTTGCTAGCTCAATAACAACAAAGCAATCAACTCCCTCATAAAATATAGAATGATAACTACCTGTAGCAATTCTGACTTGTCCTAATCTTCTGGATATTCGCCCATTATCATCTATATCTACATCAAGAGCCTCTGCCAATTCGACTATACCAGTTTCAAAGTCAATCTTAAGCCTAGTTGGATCAGCAATATTGTTCCATCCAGTAGTTCCAGAAAACAATTTTATAATCATTTCGTATTGTCCTGAACTATATCAAATTTTGCCTTTTGAACAGTCCTTACATCCGTTCCACTTGTCAATTGAATATCATAAAAATAATTTCCAATAGCCGCAGTATTCACTGAAGTTGGCTTGAATACTACTATCCCAGTTGTTGGGTCTGCATTAATAGTACCAGTCATATCGAATAGTTTGGTAGTAGCATCAGGTGGGTCTTTAATTGTTGTAACAGTCATCTTCAATGTTGCACCATTAAGAGATACAGGAAGAGCTGTATCACTATCAGTAATCGTAAAAGTAAGATCGTATGAATCACCCCTATACATCCTAATATCGTTTTCATTTGCCATATCATTCTCCCTTTGTTGCGATGTATGTAGCTTGACTGAGAGTCGCAACAACTGCACCAGCTGCTATAGCCTCTATTTCAGGTGTATCATGAACAGCAGTAATTTCATTTTGGCTGAAAATTGCTTCTATCTCATTATCTTGCAACGTCCCCATAATTGTCTCACTGTTAAAGATTGCTTCTATTGTCGGAACAAACAGAGTAGCAGTATATACTGTTTCCCCATAAGTGATAGTCATCTCAGGGAAATAGCATTCAATTCTGCTTGCTGAATAACCATCAAGAATCGTGAACAATTCTATCCTTGAAGCATTCATGATAGCAGTATTCGTTGGTACAGCAACAGTAAATGAAGTCTCAACCGTGAATCCCCAACTGACCATTATTGTCGTTGTGTCAGCATCTATTCCCATGCTCTCAGCAATTACTCCAGATGCAGCATTGTATGCTGACACTATCTCTTCAATGGTTGCTATATCTGCCAGAGAAGTATAAAGTCCTCGCCATGCAATAACCTCTTCACTAGGAATTAATGTATCACTAACTGAGGAATCAACTGTCTTATGACTATTCTGTGTTGCTCTAACTATAGCCCATGCATAACCTGTACCATAAACATAGCGACTAGCTATTCGATCATCAGCAATTAACAAACTATCTGTAACTGATCCTCCATAAGATTGTGCTCCAACTGGTGTTTCAGCAATTGCAGCACTGTCAGTCCTATAGGCTTCTTCAGTAGCAGAAGAAACTCCATCATGTGATTCAGTTACCTCTAAAGAATCAGTTCTATCCGCTTCTTCAGCATGAAGACTAGTACTGGTTAAAGTATCAGATGGTGTGAGTGATCCTGAATCAGCAGTTGCTGGTGAAGCAATCCACCCCTCCAGTTTCACTTTGAGGACAACAGCCATCATGGAGATATCTTCTTCTATCCCTCCAGTGCCACCTTCGCCAGCAGTTGCTGTAATGCTGCTCGCACCCCATGGGATGACACCTACCGTTGTGCGAATCGACCAACCATATGAGGTGTTGTAGACTCCCCCGGTGATTATATTTGGCTGCCGGCCTACGTTGTATGAGACTTGCCCGAAGATCCCACCCCCTGGTCCGTACTCAATACCGACGACCATATCCCCTTCATTAAACGAGATATCAGAAAGCGTAAGTTCTTCTATGTACCCATCGGTTATCGGGTCAATCACACTACGGAACGGGTCGCCCGACACATCGACGTTGGTAAACTGGCAGATTTTTATGATGTCATAAATGTCAGCCGCCCCGCCGAAATTAGGATTAGGGAAATTCCAGGCGATGGTCCCCGATGTCGGGTTTTTGACATACGCAACCATGACGTTGTAGCCAACTGCGTTTGTGTTGGCGAGATGTGCAATCGCCACTCCTCCTAATGTCAGGGTATAGTTTCCCTCCTGTATCCACGATGGGGTGCTGAATAAAGTGCTGTAGGTGAAGATCAGTAGATCGGTATCGGGATGGATTGTGACTGATCTGCTCCCCGCCGCTGAGTTGATTTGCACATGCTCCTGATAATCTCGGCTGTCAGAGAACATCATCCCAGTCGGGATATCGACATAGGGTCCGTTGATGTTGCGGACTGTGGTTGTCTCTGTTGCCGTGCCTGGTTTTTCCGCAGTAGATCCCGCCTCAGCGCTTGGCGTGGCCCATTCACCTACTCCCCGGTCGAACCCCTCATTGGTGGCGAAACTGTCTTCCTCATCAGTTGCCTGTCCTGTCTCAGTTATCTCTGCACCAGATGGGATAAGTTCACTGTCAGGGTCTGCACTTGCGGATACACTGTCTACTTGCTCAACGCTCTCAGCGGATACTGCTTGCTCCAAGGCATCCAGCAAGGCTTCTTCTGCCGCCGCTGAATACACATACTGAGTCTGATCCTGCCCGATGCTTGTTTCTGCAATGGTGCCAGCGGATTCGGTCTGAAAGACTCGGTGCAACACTCCCGTAGATGAACGAAGAGCGAATGCGAGAAAACCCGCGTAAGAGATATTGGTGAAGTCAAATGAGGTTGCCGACCCGGCAGGATAGTCGCCTACCATTGTGATGATAAAATACGGATACTCTCCAGTTCCATGTGTCAACCTGAGCAACTGGTTGCCTGTCTCTATGGTGGCTGTCGTGCTTGTGGTAGACACTGCGCCGACTACTAGCCCGCCCTCCATATCAACGATAGCCAGAGATCTGGTGACTGGTGTATCGGAGGCGGTGGCCCACGCATTGAAGTAATGCTGATCGGCAGGCCGATCCTCTTGGTAGACTAGAGGGGCGGTCTGGTGGACGTTTGAGTAAAAGACGAGACTGAAGTAATGGAAATCTGATAGCGGGTAAAAAAAATCCCAACTGAATGCCTGCTCTCCAAGCCTTGGTCCGATTATGCCATATGCAGCTACATCAGAGATATATTCATTATTTCCAAGATGTTCATCCCACTCCTCGCTCCTGGCTAAAAATACGAATGGTTGACCCCCAAGGAAATATTCACCAACCATAAAGTCATCAGTATATGGCGGAACATCATCAACATACGTATCTCTGGACCCATGAAACAGTACACAAAAATCAGCATCATCCGGCACGGTAACAGTGTAAGTCCCAGCATGATCACCAAAAGCATTGTCCTTCGGCGGAAGAGACACGATCCCGACAACTTTAACTTGCCTGAATGGCAGATACTCGTCTGTTGCAGATGCAGAATCAGTCTGCTCCGCATCTATGGGCGCAGTCCCTGTAGAGGATTCTCCCGGTGTTGCCGAATCGGTCTGCTCCGCATTGACCTGCTCGCTACTGCCACCGACAGATGCCTCGCTAGCTGCCGTGGTTTCCGACTGCGACACCCCAAAAACAGTCTGTGACTGTAAGGCAATTGTGATGAACGCCGCCGTGGTAGATACTGCACTGGTTATAAAAGTCGTCCCAATATCTCCAGGAGTGGCTTTTTCGCCGGTACATAATCCCAGGCCGCCGCCCGCCCCTGTGCTAACCGTCTGATCAATCCGCTTGGTAAAACTGGTGAGGTTGGTATTCCAGGAGTAGGTGAGGGAAGTGGTAGAATTGGCATCCTGGTCCTGGGCGATGCAGTTCAGAATGAGGCAGTTTGAAACGGTGGTTGTCACGGCTGGGCAGGACCAGTCAGTAGACGCTGTGGCATTAACTCCGCCAGCAGTTATATTGATCGGGCCGGTCGGGTCAACGCCATTAATATGAAGCATCTGCCCGATAGTGACACTTCCTGAATCAGCAATCTCCGCTGCAGAGGGTGCCCCTGACACTATCCGCCAAAACACCGCAAGCATCACCCCACCGGCTGATCCGGCAGGGCCTGTGCCTTGTGGACTATTAGCTACCTCGGTCCAGCCGTCAGGGGTAGTAATGGCCTGATTCGCCGTCGCTACCAAGAGAACAAGCAGATCACCATCGGTATAACCGGCCCCTGTGGGAATCGGGACTGAAATAGCCCCGCTGCCACTGGTAAACGCACCTGCATTTATGTAATACGGAACAGCCCCCACATCAACCTATTAAGTCAAGGTGGCGGTATAACTGACGTTCAGCGTGTCGCCGTTGGCGAGAACCTTGTCGCCGCCAGTGAATAATCCAGCCGAGAACAAAGTGCCAGTGGTACCAGACTTAGTAGCTACAGAGTTAAGAAAACAACCTTTAATCGTTGTGCCATCACCATTAATTGAAAAAACACAAGCCGCAGAAAGAGCTTTACTTCCAGCTGCTGCTGCACTCCACGCTGTAGTCGGCCGAGCTGCCTGAGAATATTCAACATCCTCAGCCCAACCTCCATGCGAGGCCATCGTATTAGTGACCGCAGCACCAGTTGTATAACTTGTCGATCCGATAAGTCCAATATACCAAGCGGCAGTATAAGATGAACCAGCTAGATACTTATCCAGCATATCATTCTTGCCAGCAGTAGTAACAAGATTATCAAATGCCTCAGTCCACTTGGCCTCCATCGGAACTGCAGCAAAGTCGGAGAGCGTCTTGGCAATATCCATCCTTTGCAAGAATCGTCTGACCTTGCCCATCTGCTTGAAAGAGAGAATCTTATCACAAAGCAACACGTACTGTGCTCGAAATTCTTCAACCGGGCCAATACATTCAACATCATACCTACCAATTGCTTTAGACTGTTCTAGTGCTTCAACACCTCTGCCAATATTCGCACCCTGAACTGAGAGACCATGTGAAAATTCAGTTCTAATTTCTTCCATCACATCACCTCTTCCAATTCAGATTCAAGAAACCAGCGCCTATGAGTTTCTGGCACTCCATCATTATTAACATCCGTGGTCCATTCGAGGCAATGCTCAAGGCATCGCTCCTGCTTGTTGTACTGCACATCAACTACAATTCCTTCAACAGGCGGTTGTTTCAACTTTGCTCTTTTTCCTTCTTCCAATGCCATAGTATACCTCTGTTTTAAATTATTTAAGCATGAATCCACGAGAATAAAATGGAAGTGTTAATTCAAATGTTCTCATTGCTTCAAGAAAAAGCTTTTTAAATTTAATAGTATTTGGTGTTTCACCTTCAAGCCCATCTTCAATATGCTCATAAGCTTTCCAAGCTGCAAAGTTCACCAACAAAGAAATATGTAAATGTGAAGGAATGCCATCAGGAACATCAGCATCAAGAACCATATCAACGGGTTTTCTATAATAATGTAATGTTAATGTCTCAGCACTTGTAGGAATACCTTGATAATATAATTTTCTTCCATGTTCAATAGATTCAGAAATTCTTCCTGACTTATTCAGCAAAGGATAAGTCTCTGTAAATTCAATAAACGAATGTGCTATATCAATCTCACTTCCAGTAGGTGAAACTACTAATTGCAAGTCTCGATGAAAATTAGTTGGCATAGCTACAAAAGCAGCAGTCGTTGAAGTTGTTACAGTACCTATAGTAAATAATTCAGGCAACGGCGGCGTAAGTGCATTCGGTATTGGATTCTCAATTCCATCTAATAACGAAAGCATTCCGCCAGCAATTTCAGAAACTCCTTGATTAATAAAGTCCCCTAAATAATCAGTCAAAGAAGGATCAGCAACAAGAACATCAGCTTTACTTTTTAATTCACTAAAAGTAGTCATAAAATTCCTTAAAGATCATCTGGTGTAATTGGAACAGTTATAAAATTTTCCTCTGGTTCCGGCCTATGTACAGGAACACTTTGCTTCTCGCCTAATGGTTTTGGATCAGTATACTGTGGATGCTTTTCTTCCCAACATGTATCAGCACAAACAAACAACTTATCCCAAGTCATCCGGCATTCAGATGCATAACGCTGAAAGCCACATTGATCGCAAATTACTAAATAATCACCAGGTTTATATGACATTGCTTACCTCTTTATGACAACCACAATCGAATTTCTTTTTCTCGTCGATTAATTAAACCTTGAACTACTTTTCCATTATCATATTTCCATCGACGCAATTGAGTAGGAATAGCAACATAATGCCCTTGATTAAGTAATCGAAGTAAAGTAGAGTTCAGAAAACCATCATCACCTACATTGAAAGTAAAACTTACTAAGGCATTAAATTGATTTTGTGTAAGTATTACCTTAACTCCGCGATTTACTATCTTAACTACAACTCGAATGTCTTGTATGCAAAGAGTTAATATCTGTTCATCAGTTAATCCATGTCTATATTCTACAACAGCTTTACCAATTACGAGCTTTCCTGATCTTCGCTCAGAGAGTGTCAATAAATGGCCAATACCGATAGTAGGTTCTCCACCTGAATCAGGATAAACTTGTTTATGACTTCCCTCAACAAGTTTTAAAAACTCATAAAATTTATCATCAACTTTCATATTCATATTACCGCCTTCCGTGCAAATGCACATTCACCACCGCGTTTCATAAATACTTCGGCAAAGTCATCTAAATCCATTACCCAATAGCCATTACGCAATAAGTTCCAATCCGGCCATGAATTTGGACCACCAATAATTCGTTGATGTAAATTAATGAATGTTCCAGCTGTACAGTGTCCACCAACTACTTCTCCACCAAGAGTACTTAATCCATCTACTTCACGAGGATACATCATACCCTCAGTCCATTCCAGACCAAGTATAGCACTGCCGTAATAGTCGATGCCACGAATTACTTCATCAACAGTCCTTGCTCGACAATATGATTCAATCAATCCTTCTTGCTTTGCAGTCTGCATTACTGCTGCAAGTGATGTACCATAACTAATTGGTTTTGCTCCAGGTCTTTCTGAACCTGGCCACTGATCATTATCTTGACACCGAAAGTAAAACTCAAGAGCCCATTCATCTCCAAGAGTTCTTATCCCAGGCTCATGCTCCATAAAACCAGCAAATCCAAATCCTCCGCAAGCACTCCAATTACCTTGATTAAGTAAAGGCTCTTTAAATTTCTTTACTCGATATTTACTGATCAATTCTCGATATCGCAGGTCAATACCATCATCAATCGGTGGCACAGCAAGAAGATTAGGTGCTGTAGGATCAGCTTGAAAGATCAATCCACAACGAGGATCTTGAGTTTCACTACCATCTTTAAGTATCATCTCAGCTCCCAGTTGTTACTTTTTTAACTGCATCAACAAATTTTGCCCAATAACCATAAACTGTTGTACCTGCTACTCCAGTCAATATCAAGACTAGAACAAATCTTCTAACCACGGTTCTATTATCATCCATCATAACAGTAAACTTTTTATGTGCATCAACCATCGCTTTAAGATCACCAGGTTGAATAGCAGCAAATCGACAATTCGTATCTGTATGTTGTTGCTTATAAACTACAGCTTCAACAATTGCAGTGATTGCTTCAAGATCTTCATTAGTAAGATTATATCTCCGTCTAGATCCTGCTCGGTCCTCATAACTGTGTCCGGCATATATTTCAACTTCTTCAGTCATTATATTGTCCTTTCATCATCTCTATAAAGCATATCTTCATTATCAGGTAACCGAGTATCAAGAATCTTCGCCCAGTGATTATTCCGCGCTGTAGCCAGTCTTCTCAACCTATCTCTTACAATAGAATTCTGCAATGGATCAACATCTTCCTTTCGCTCCTTAGTAAACCAAGAAAAGAACAAGATTCCTATAGTGCTTACTGCCGTAAGATACAGTCCACTAACAAAAATCATGGTCTTTATCTTAGGCCATACTTCCATATCTGAAGCAAGAATAAGTGATACACAGTTCAAGAAGAACCTACCATTAGCCCCCAAAAATGCACTCAAGTTCTTTGCTGAACAGGCCCATTCTACATCATGACAAAGTCCTGCAGGATTAAGCCTAGCCTTACCGAAATGATCAGGAACTATCTTATCTCCCCATCCTTGCCCAGCACCAAGAAATGAAGGCCACTTCTCGGGAGGCAAATCATG